AAATTCCTTTTTAGGTGGTTTTACAGTTGCCTTTACTTCTACGTGGGCATCTAAAAATTTAGTCCAACCTTCTTTTTCATACATTTCAACTAAAGAATGATCCTTGACCTCTTTAATTGAATTGTTTTTCTTCATTTTGATCATAGTTTTCTCCTTTATGCTGATCCTCTTTGGAAGTAATAAGTAACCTCAAAGTTGATTACAAATTCAGCCAGAGGAGCCAACCGTTCTATTACTTCTACGCTTGTGACCATTGAATTTTGTACTTGTCCAGACGTTTTACCTCTGTATCTGTCTGAATCTAACTGTTCTTCAATTGCCTCAATTAGTTGATTTCTTTTGTTATCTAACTCAGTGCCTCGTTGAAAGCCTCTAAGTTGAAATAAGATAGTACCACGACGAACACCACCAGTGCCCATTGTTTCTGTGTCACGTTCTTCTGAACCTGACTGTACTAATATTGCGGGGAATTGTGTTATTGCTAATTTTTCAACATCAAATGGTTCTCTTGTGACCAACACAGGACGTGGGTCAGCAATGTCTTTAAGAACTTCTACTATGTTGTCTGCAATTTGATTGCGTAAACTCATTTGCTATCTACCTTTTTAGGCGAAGATGATGAGTTGCTACTTTTTCATTGTCTGATATTGTATTATCATTATTCAAGTCATACTCTACACCGTCTCTTAGTACTAAATCCATTTCACGTTCATACTCTGCTCTGTAGTGTTCCATCTTTCTTTCAAAGACGTCTACGTCAGGTTCAAATCGTGATAGTTTTGGATAAATGTGATACCCCAATGCTTGATAGACACAGGCACGGGTCAATTGACTTGGTGTGAATAACTCTTCGTCTGGCTCTTGATTACCACCAGCCACGTGCTTTACATCGTAAAGTCCAATTTGCTGTGTGGGCCACCAACGAATGCGTAAATCTCTAAAAACATCTGATTGTGCTTTTACGATTTCGCCGTCAAAGTCTGAAATACCGTAATTTTCAATGTCTGGCTCAAATGCCGCGACATCAGTGATTGTTGCTAATATAGCCATAGGGTCCTGCTCCTAACATTATTGGTGAAGTCCTTCTTCATCCATTTGTATTTATTCGTATAAAAGAATAGGGCGCCAAAACGCCCTATTCTAAGTCAGTTAAGATTGATTAGGCAATCTGTGCGTCTGCTACTAAGCCAACTCCATAAGAGTCAAATAGTTCACTTACGCCGTAAGCCATAGAACCAACAATTTCTAAACTACGTTTAGAAGCGTTACGCTCTGTTTCAATACGCATATTGCGTTTAACCATGTAACCTAATGCATCTTGTGACATTACTGCACCAACATATGCACCAGCACTTGCGCCTGATACTACGTTAGATTCAAAAATGTCTACGCCTGCAATTTTACCTAAGAAGCCATCTCTTAACGCATTGTTACCAGTGTCACTTAGTGAGTGAGACATAGTTGCACCTACGTTTGTTAATTGCTTTTTAAGTTGGTATGCTTGGAATGGGTGTAGTAAACACACATAGCCACCATTTTGGTCTGCATTATTAGTTCTTAGTGTTGCCGCCGCTTGAAAGATCATGTCTGCTGTGATTTCTGAGTCACCTGTTCCAAGTGATGTTGAAAATCCAGAGAATAGAGCCGCTAAGTCAGTGTCAACTTTTTCAGCCATTGCTGAACCTAATTGACGACCAATTGCCGCCGCTACATCGTCAGTTGCACCTTCAGCCGCTAAGTCAGTTAATTCAACCATTACACCTACTTCACTTGCTGTGATAGTTTTAGATGTTGTGTTGAATGCTGTGTTGGCTAAGTCAGTGCCGTCTGCTACAGCCGCCGCCGCAACTGATGGGTAAATTGGAACCTGTGCTGTTAAGCCTGGAGTTCCGCTCATGTCGTAATTACGAACAAGAGGTCTAATGATAGTCTTCTCGTTCATTGTGTACAATGCTGATTGTACTATATTTGCGTACAGTTCTGATAGAACTGAACCTGTTGCTTCATCTGCCATGTTATATCTCCTTTAGATTGATAGCATTTATGTTATACTCTAATCCCTTTGCCTTTCATGATTTCCGCATATTGGGCTCTGTGATTAGGGTTTGTCATATCCAACTTGGATATGTCGTTGTCTACCACTGGAGTTTGCTTACCTACGCCTTGTCCTGTACCAGAACCACTTGGGCCTGCTTGTACAAAGTGTGGATTCGCACTAAGGAACTCTTTGATTAGTGAGTTAGGTGAAATGGGCGAACCATTATCATCATAACGCACTTGACCGTTTTGATCTACTACATCTACTCCACCTGCGTCATTTAGTTTGACTTGGTTTTTCAATAGGCTTACTACTTGTTGAGGGTTGATTGCTTTTTGCGTACTTGCCTCATTTAGTAGAGCACCGTCTACCTTAATAGTATGAAGTTCTGATTGGTATTGACTTAACTTGCCGTTAAACTTTTCAGCCTGTTCTTTCAACAACTTCTCATACTCACCACGCTTTTCAAGTTCTTGTTGAGTGCGTGACTCTTCTGCTTCTACCAAAGTCTTGTAGTGATCTAAATCAACGTTTGAGAATTTCTTTTCAAACTTTGCTTTTTCTCGTGCTACCCTTTCTGCTACAATACGATTTACTTCGTCTTGTGATAAAAGGTTTTCCTTAGTTTCCTGTGTTGCTACCTGTTGTTCTGTAGGAGTAACAGTTGACTCCGTTTCATTTACCGCTGTATCTTGCGTCATATTATTTCCTCTTTCTATTTGGTTGAGTTACCACCTGCCCTTTGACAGTACTGTTTGTATTTAGTATTTTTGTATCAAAACCTACTATTTACGGCGCATACCGCCTCTTGTAGATTTCTTTTTCTTATCTTTTTTCTTTTTGCCGCCTCTTGATTTAGCCATGTTAGTCTCCTTCTTCTATGTTATCCCAACTTGGGTGTTGATGCCAGCCACACTCTTTCATACCTTCAAGTATTTCAGCCCTGCGTGTACGGCACAAATGATACAGTTCTAAGAGGTTTTTCCTTGCTCTTCGTCCTGCTGTTTTGTTACTTTTTGTTTCAAACTGATGAAGATTTTCGTTATACTCTGCCAACAACTCTCTAAAACGTTCTTCATTGCCCTCAATGTAGTATGGAACATCTGCAACATATCTATTCGCCATTACCAAACAACGCACTTAGTTCTGGATGGAGGGCAAGTATCTGCTCGTCTGTATAACCCTGACTATACATCTCACGCAGATGACTTACCATCTCACCCCCTGATGTTAAGGTACCATGTACCATCTCACCTGGTGCCATAGCCCCCACGCTCTGCTCCGTATATTCTTCTTCAAAGATTGTTTCGTAAATTTTAGCATCAATGTCTTTTAACATACCTGGTGCTGTAACGTTTGCTTCTTTGGCCAACTTCAACATATTGATATCGTTAAACTTGTCTTGTATTGAGAATGAACGTGAATACTCTACATAACCATCCCATACTTGACCTTGGTACATTGCCCACATACGCCAAATCTGTTCTTCAGCGTGTTCTAAGTTCATTGCAAAGTCTGCCAATTTAGCATTTAACATTTGAAATTCTGTTTGTAATCCAATGCCTGACAAACGTCTTGATTCAATAGAACGTATACCGCCTAAACAAGCCATTCTATCAATTGAGTCTACTTTGCGTTGCATAGAACTTAGTACTGCTTCAATTGAAGCACCATCTGGTTGTAATAGATAAGGTTTAAGACCTGGGTCCATTCCTTGTGGTAGTTGTACAATTGATCCTGCTCCTGCACTTGCTTCTGTGTCAACAGTTTTTACAAGTGTTGGGTGATTTGTTAATCTAACAATCTGTTCAATCTCACTTGAGAATTCATACAGTTCTTTTTGTACATCTGCAATGTCTCCTACAGCACTAACACCAACGCCTCTGATGTTGCCACGTTGTGCATATACACACACCGCAGGTATTCTACCTAATGTGTTTGGCAATGTTTCAAACAGATCACCGTCTTTGTCATCACCATCTATAACATACACATTTATTTGGTCTGGTGTATATTCTCTAATGTATTGCTTAGAACCAACTACTTCTTCTTTGACTTTCAAATAGTTCAAAGTATAAGCACCATTTGTTTGACGTGAATACTCCCAATCAAGGACATTATCTGGTGTAAAGATACTCACGTATGGTCTTAGACCTTGTTCTAATTCTTCTGCTCTTGTTGTAACTTGTGTTGTTGGTTTATCAACTACTACCCAAGCATTTCCATATACCATTGTAAGACTGCTTAGGTCTCTAATAAAAGCATCAAAACTTCTACCGTCTAAGTCTGCGTCTTGCATAAATGCGTTCAATGGAGCACCTTGTAAACTGCCCATGTCACGTTTTATTGGTCTACGAAATAAGAAACTGTTGTAAATTCCTACAACACTTTTTGTATGATTGTCTACTGCTAACATACGTAGACGTTTTTCGTAGTCCTCTCTACTTTCGTAGTAGTAAGGTTCTAAATATTTTCCTGCAAAATAATCGTAGCCACCTTGGTACGAATCTCCTAAGAACTGCCATCTATTCAAATAATATTTGTAAGCACTATGCGCCTCTAATATCATATCAATGTTGTTACGGCTGTCCCCTTTAATTACTCTATCTCTTATATAGGGCATTATGTCCATCTCCTTGATTGATTGTTGTTACCAGTAAATGCCCAACGTTGTGGTGTAGTTGTGTCAAAGTCTGTGCGTAGTGGGTATAGGAAGTCTACCAAATATCCAACTGCGTCAGCCATATGATCCAATTCTCCATCCTTTTCAATTACGGATGTACCTGGTTTGTAAACCATTTTTTCTAAACTGCTTATGATCTGTTTACATTTTGGATCAATAAACAATGTTCTTGTTTCTTGTGTGTTCTTTAATTTAGCATTCACACTATTAACACGGTCTCTAATTGGCGTGTGGGCATTACGCACTTGTACTTGAAACCCTGCATTTTGTAGTATTGAAATATCTGTTCTACCACCAGCACTTGTTTTTCTTTGTCTACCTGCTGGGTCTGGATACATTACAATCCTTGACTTTGGATATCTACGTTTGATTTCATCACAAACTTCATCTGTGTTTGATCCACGCATACATATTTCATCTATAAAATTTATTGTGTTGCCTTCTATTACACTTATTGACACACTCATTGGATCAACGTTAAAGTCAATGCCACAATGAATTTCTCTTGTGTCTTGTCCACTACAAGCCCTCACTGTTTCATCTCTATCAAAGTTGTAGTAGACCACACCTGAATATGTAGTAAATGATGCCAAGTACTCTTGTTCAAATGTTCTTTGATCCATATCACGTTTAGCCGCTTCAATTTCCGTTTCAGGAACTTGCCCTCCGTCTATAGTGCGATATGTAAATGAATTCCAATCTTCTGTGTCTTTAGCCATTGAATACATCTCATGACTAAATGATCCTACACCTCTTGGTGTGCCTAAGAACAATGCGTGACCGTTCTTGTCTGATAGTGTAGGTCTTAAAATTTCTGTCCAGGCTCTTGGATCTGTATCTTGAAACTCGTCCATGACAAGAAAGTTCAAACCAACACCACGTAAACTGTCAGGTGAGTCTGCGCCTTTCAAACATATTTTAGATCCGTTTTTTAATCTCATTGTTAGTTCTGCTTCGTTTGTTTGTTCTACCCAACGTAGGTCTTTGAGCCTACCTTTGAGTTGATCCCAAACAATACCTTTGGCCATTCTATAACTTGGAGCAACATACCAAACCAATTGGTTATTGTGTGATGACGCAAACCTGGCCAATTCTCTCATTGCCACGTGTGTCTTGCCAAAACGTCTGCCAGTGACCGCTACTCTAAAACGAGCGTCACTTGAGCAAATGTCTTTTTGTGCGTCACTTAATGCCATTGATTAATCTTCCCAAGGTAGAGGTGCTTTCGCATCGCCGTCTT